CTCGCACTACATAGGAGAATTAGACCGAGGTGACCTCACTTTGTCGTTCGCCTAAGTAATGAGACTAATAAGACATATTAAAATATATAAGATACTATTCAACACAAGACCAAGTCCCACTGTGAATAGCTATTCATATATATTACAATAAGCTTAAAAGCGGAAAGCAAAGACACGCAGAAACTATCACTGGCGGACCCCTAATAGTGTGTGCATGTTACGGTTCACATCGTGCGCTGTGTGCCGTTCAGTGTCTTCCTCTGCAGTACCCACGTTGCCATCAAGACCAAATAACCTAGTTCCACTGTTTCGTACTGCAGCAGCTTTCATTTGCATATGCGCCTCCCTCGCTCTAACAGGTGTTTTTGAAGTTAGCTCATAGAAGTCGAACGCATAGCGTGACAAACTCATGTCTGTAATGTTTCTCTGTAGACCATACCTAGGCATGTATGGTCGCTCCCTATTCCTCATCTCAATATACGCTTCAGCCAGGTCACTGAAGTGTGTCATAATTTGCCTCAGTGTTGGCTGCGCGTTTTCAACCATTGGTTTCAGCGGGTATGAAACTTGATCCTCACCATCCATCATAACCCAAGTTCCGTTCAAATTTGGGGAAGTCCCATTTTCTATGCACCACACCATAAATCCATTTAGCAATATTTTCATTTGCTCTTCATTCACTCCATAGGCTGTCATCACTGCCTGATGCCACGCGGCAAACTGCTCATGTGTGGCTCGAGCATTTGACAAATCAATTTGCTGTGGCTTGTATCCTAAAAGGTGATTCAAGTTTACAACCACCTCTCCCCTCATCCTTGGATATTGAAGTTTTGTGGCCATAGCATTTATTCGTGGAACTGAGAATGTTCCTGAAGTTCCAGCATTAACATCCCTATCCTTTGAAGCCTGCTCAGCGACTTTATCATCCTTTTGATCTTTCTTCTTACCAGCGTCAGCACCAGCATCCACAGTGCCACTCTGAAAATAAAGATTCTCAGTCGTTGGAATATCGTAATCATACAACACTTTTAAATACTCTTCTATCTCAGAGTTTGTTCCGTGCTGAGATGTGTACAAAAACTTAAGCGCAGTCTCAGCCAGATATGGCGCCTTTCCTTCTTCTGCAAGCTGTGAATACGGCGCTTGTTCCAAAACCCATGCATAGAAATTGCGGATTTCTTCAACCAGCTTGTCATAACCCCATGCTTCAATCATTGATGCACAGATGGCTTCAAGCCTATGTGACGGCTCTTTGGATCTGTCCCATTCCAAAATAGAAACAATCCTTTCTTCTTCTAGCTTTGGTATATACATGCCATCCCTCTCCAAAGCCCTGTGTGACATGAACCACAACTGTGTCTTGTCCCTGGTGGTACAGTCAAATTCATATTTCAGGCCCAACTCTCCGAAAGATTCTTTGAATCTACTCAACCTCTCAGCTTTATCTGGGTGAATGGCAATCAATAGGTCATCGCCATTGACGTAATACACAATCTCTTCCTTGTTGATTCCACACTTCTCACATGTGTATAACATTGCAATAATGACCATGAGTGTGTTGTCCACCACTGTTGAAGGTTGCCCGCTATTGTTGCCTTTATGCTTCTTAATGATAGTACCATCCGGTGTGAGGATTGGTGTATACACTATCTCAGTGTACAAATTTCGCAGCATTTGCTCACCAATATCCCATTCCTCCATGAAGGCAAGTCGCACTTTCAATACAGCATTAATGAGGAATGGAGTCAAGGAACTGTCGAATTGCGAACCATCAGCGTCACAATACACCCACCCACTTGGTAAAGCCTCCATCAATTCATTCCACCCCTGATAAAACTTAGTCATACCAACTGTCCATGGTGCCTTTATGTTGAGATCATAAAATTGATTGTTGAAATCATCCACGCAAACTTTACCAGCAAGAAGAGTGTCTATTGGTGCTGCTGTGAAAGTTCGCGTTTTGTTGTTTTCAACCTTCTCAATTGGACGCAACTCTGCTTTCAATGAGCCATTCCAAATTCCCAACTTTCCCGTATACAGTCGCAGGCAACTTGCTTTGAGCATTGCCTCCTGCTCATCTAGTGTGAGCTCGCTGAGAGCTTCTTTCTTCTTGCCTTTGTATAGTGCTCCCATAGCTGCTTTCATATTCAATGCACTAAAAATTTCCTCTGGGTCAGTGATGTAGTTCACAGTTGGGAATCCTAACGCCTTGAGCTTTGTGACGAGCATGCTTATTGCAAGCTCCAGCAAGTCACAATCCACATTCCCAATCTCAATTTCACTAGCATATTTTAGAATGTCCTTGAGGAACGCCTCTCTATTAAGTCGACTTGGCTTATATGCTCCCATCATCGGTTTAAAATATGCTTCCTTTTCTGGATTCAACTGCAAGTAGAGCTCAAAGAGGGGACACTTTCCTTTAACCACATGCTTTGTGACTAACTGACTGGGACACTCAGCCACTGGCCTCAAGTTCCCTGACAGTGCTTCCACGACCCATTTCCTCTTCTCCCCTTGCGAGTACACCAATTCATTCATGAGTTGAGTCGCTTCCTTAACTGGCTGAAAAGGCTCTTCAGGTTTGCTCATGAAAACTTTATGGCCCCCCCACAATACTGAGTCAGCATTTAATCGCCAACCACTAACCCACTGCTGCGCCTCCTGATTTGTCAACAATTCCATGAAGTTTTTCGGCACGCTTGTGAAATAATTGTTTGTGTTGGTGAAATTCGATGCTGAGTGTATACCAACAATGAACCCATCTCTAGTTGATACTAATGGACTGCCACACTGCCCATCCTTGGTTTGAATCCAATGCTTCCAGAATATGCCATCAGATGAAGGGAATGTGCAACTAGTGTCTGACACCATGCTAGACATGCTCTTAGTTTGGAAGTTGGTTGTCACAAGACATATGCGCTCTTCCCTTTGTGGCTCTCTAAATTTCAGCTTTTGAGGAAATGGTGGGAAATCCTTAGGCATGCGAATAATTATCATGTCCCTCCCATCAATGAGGTGTTGTTGCAAAGTCGTGGTGTTCTTGACCTTGAATACACCATGTAGTGATTGGACCAACAGTGTTCCATTATTTCTTCTAAACAAGTGCTTGTTTGTAATGATGAAGGGACCAAATCCAATACCATACAACGATGTTGTGTGCCCATCAGATTCATTCGTCAAATGACAAATGGTGCTCGATATCGGGTTGTAATCACGTGGTCCCTTAAACAAGCTTTCTCCTTCAAACGTCAAGTCCTCATTCTTTGGTGGCAATTGATCATAAGCCACTGGCACTGCCATGCCGGTTTGACGCAATTCATTCTCCCTTTCAGGAAATCCCATTATTGCTGTTGATTTCTCACTCGCACGTAGCGACGAGTGTGGTGTTAAATCAACCTTAAGAACTTTCTTCGTGCCACTATTCACCAAATAAGCATGGATTGTGGTGTGGGTGCTAAGACTTTGAGGCTCTATCTCATCGTCAATTAACATGCGTGTTCTAACCTTTCCAAACTCATGCTGCACTAAATCAATAGGTGCGTTTGTGGACTCATCAATAGTGTGACCTGTCAATGGATCCACAAACCTAATGTATGAAAAATCAGTTGGATCAAACCCATACATGTTTATGAATTTCCGAGACTTTGCACCCATTCCTCTCGTGGTGCCCTTGCGCTTTCCTTTGTTATTATATGCGCTTCCAAAGTAATGTTCTAGCGCCTCTGGCTCCGCTGCAACCTCATATTGCCCTCTAGCCCCACGCGCCTCTCTCATCTTAAGCTTGTGCTTCTGATTCTTCTTCCCTTGGAAATAGACTGGTTCATTGAACTTGTCCTTGAAGTACGTTGCAAGCATCCATCCACCACCAATTAACACAGACAAAGCTATTATGATGTCCCTAGTGATTTGGCTTTTATTCCAGTGACTTTTAAGCTTCAGATGCTTAGCCACTTCGCTATCTGATTGGAGATAGATAGTTTCCAGGTGATTGAAGTCTTGGATGATACCCGTGACATCTTGATCCTTTGCTAGGTTCGAAAACTCTAGCAATTGATCTTTTGCCTGCTGAAGCACTGCAATATTTTCTTTCGTATGCTTTGTAGCATAATTTGCTTTCAGCGTGTCAAATATGCTTTGTATTGAGTAATTTGTGAAGGAAAATGCTCTCCCAGTTGCGGCTTCAAAATGACTCTGCTTCATTTGTTCATCTGCTATGCGTCTATTGATGCATGCTAGAGTCCTCGCAATTGAGTGCACATCCGTTTGCAGAGTATAAACAACCTTTGCTGCCTGTACGCTAGTGAGCCTCCCAATACCCGAGTCACCTTTATGGGCGACTACAATGTGCCAAATTTCCTCATGCAAGGAGTCTGGAATTTCTTTGCACACGAATGGGATTCTTATGCCAGCATCCTCTGCTATGTAACCAAGTCGCTTATACTCTCCACTCGTAAGCCAAGAGGATAAGCCTTTATTTGGGATCGCCAACTTATTGAGGAATGTCTCACAAGTGTGTAGCTTAAAGCGCTTCAGCTTGTCATGTATGACTGGATGCATACTACCATCAAATCGCACAAAATTAATTGTGTAAAAATATGATAGCTCAAACTGTGCCATAGTTCTAGCTTGTAATAATGTGGCATTTTCCAGCAGTGTGGTTGAAACACTCTGTGTTGTCACTGGCAAATTGTACATGAAGCATAGAAAGGCAGCTTCAGTGGCAACCATTTCTGGAATTTCAACCAGTGTTTTATTTGTTTGGCCAATTCGAAGTGCTACTCCTTCCTTGTGTCGCCCAACTCTACCGAGTTTTTGGATGCGCTCCCCATAACTCACCACAGTTTTGTTGTACTGCACCGCTCTATTGTCCACATCCAAAACTGGTACAACCTTAGTCCCAAAATCCACAACTACATCAATGTCAATGGTTACACCATTCTCAATAATGTTAGTTGCGACTATGAAATGCTTTTTCACTGAAGTACCTTCAGTGATTATTTCAGTTCCTCCACTCTTCATTGTTCTTCCATCAATCTTCGACACTTTGTATCCCTTTTGCACAAGGAGCTTGCCAAGACTATCAACATCATTGTAGCTAGCAACATATACTAGTATGTTGTCGCCACAACTAATCACATCGGCGTTGGCACCTGTCCCTTGTAAACTTACAAATTCCTGAAAGCTAAGAGCCTCTTCTATCTTGAGTTTCACGGGAAACTGAGTTGTAAATTCAACTTCTCTACCTGGTGGTGTGGCTGACACTTTGAGGACTTTTCCTTCAAATTCATGTTCAAACAGTAGATTCCTAAACGCTATAGCAGAAGCATCATTCACATGACATTCATCAATTATGACAAAATCGTATGTTTTTACCTCAGCTATGTTTCGTGCAAAGTGGTGTAAAGCGAATCCACTAGTCATGACTGTGATCGGTGATGACCCAAAAGTTGACTTCCCTCTCATCCTCAAAGTTGGGAAGCAGTTAAATGGTTCACTTCTCAGTTGCTTGTGCATGTTATCTGTGAGTGGTCTGGTAGGCTCAAGCATTAACACTCTCCCTCTCTTTGATAAATGGTATGGAAGTCCTGTGGATTTTCCAGATCCAACAGCACCTCTCACAAGAAAATCTCTTGCGGGTGAGTGTGATATCTCGCTGGCAACCGATGCCGCAGTATCTCTGGTAAACTCCATGAAGTGCCCCTCAGTTCTATAATGTGGCTTCACGTTGCCTCGGCTGATTTGGTTGTTCCACCATTGCTTAAAAGTGACTCCAGGAAGGCTCGTCTTGTGGAGTTCATCCATATTCAACTCGAGGTTGATTGTCATATTGTCATCAAAGGTTGTAACGTAATCATCCAAACTCTGCGTGTAGATGATCTCCCTCTCCGTTGAGCTCAGTATTCCTTTGAACTTATTGAGTATCTTGAACACTCCATCACTCCGCTCAGCGTCAAAAGCCATTAATACAAGTGTGATGAAAGCTATAATCTTTTCAAAGTATGCTATCTCCGGTTGTTTTGCCTGTTCAACGAGGTCTTCCTTTCCAATGCAAAACTTGTAGTACTCGAAAGCCTCGGGGTGTTCTGATTGGAGTCTTTCCTCCGCTGTAGAGCGATAGCCAATAGGATTTTCAAGCTTAGAATACTGGAAAGTTCTATTGATGATATTGTCCCACTCGCTCTCTTTCTGCAACTGTGCAGCAACCTTCGCCTCTCGGTGTGCCCTTATCATGCAGTCAATTTGAAATAAGAATGTCAACAACAAGGAAAGGACACTCGAGACTGTGATAAACTTGTAGACGTCAGGAAGCATGCTGTAGATTTTGAGAAAAACCCCTTTTGTCATGGCATTCTTCGCTACTCTTACCTTTCTTGCGCCACCATTTACGGCTCTTGAGATGGTTCCCTTCAGGAGTTCCAAGTGGAACTTGAAAAGCGATTTCACAGACAAGTCTATATGTCCGCCGCAATCTACGGTGTTTTTCATGATTAAAGGCTTTCGCCCAAATTTCAAGAGCTTTCTTGAATGCCTGATTGCGGAGAATTTTTCCAACCAAGTTAATTCGTCCCATGCATCCTTCAAAGCCTTTACATAGTTTTTTTCCAACATTTCATGCACCTTTTCAGAGGTCACAGCATAGCCACCTTCCCTCAACGCCATGTCCATCTCTTGGGTGGCCAGCTTAATAGTAACAATTTCCATTGCTAGGGATAGCGAATGATTAACCCTGACACCGTCAATCAGATTGTCCAAAATTACCTGCGCATACTCATTAATCAAATTACGCTGCTGGACGAACAAATCTGCCAAAGTTAACTTTTGCGCTAAGGCTGACAAGATGGCAGCGAGGTTAGCTAACCTCATTGTATTTGGCAACCACATTTGTAACGCCTGCTCAAAAGTTCCAGAGTTGTACATGGCAATTAAAATTGAAGGGGAGACTATTGCCAGGACAATTATGTATGGCTCTTCCTCAAGTAACTGCTTCATGAGATGTGGTTTGTATATAGACTTGATCAACATCTCAATTGCACCTTGTGTGACCACATCTCGGTTCATCCCTCCAACATTGTAAGTTTTCATTTCGGATTCCAAACCTGAATGAACGAATTCAATTAGCTGGGATGTTGTGTTCATTTTCAACATGTGGTATCCTGTCGTTCTAGACCCATACGAATCCAAAACATGCATTGTTTTGTTGTCATGATCAACCAAAATTCTGGGTAGTTCAGCTCTCAGGACATCTGGGTAAAGAATGGAAAGTAAGTAGCATGCAGTTGCAACATCTTGCATTGTTGGCCACGCTCCAAGCTTTGGAACAATTGTGTCCCTTATAAACTTGGTGAAGTCCTTTGCATCCTCTTCCTTGACATTCACTAGTAGAGCAAAGAAAATGTTCATGTAGCAATAACCTTCATTAGCTATATACATTTTCTCTTCATTGAGAACTGGAAGGTCTAGGTACTTTGAATCGCCAGAGTTGCCAATGACCAGATGTCTCTTCGTTGGGTGCTTTAGATCCGAATATTGAGCCTTACCATCTTCAAGAGTAACACAACAACATGGGTACACGTAATTACCATTCCGCATTGAAATGCAGTGATTCCCAATTTCTTTACGCTCAATAGTTTCGCCTTGAATTTGTTGCCTGAGCGTCTGGAAGTCAGTTGACATTATCAAATTGCCAATTGCTAGCTTTCTGCTACCCCTGATATGTTTCCTGATAACATACTTATCGTATCCTTCATTTGGGTCAATCTCAGTGAAAAATCCTTTAAGAAACCTCTTTGCGTGTGCACCCCTTAGTCCCCAAATAAAATTCCCATTCTGATCAAGTTGATTATCACACATGAGTGCGTTATTCACATGGGCCTTCGATGAGATTTTATTTCTGAAAGAACCAAGGTGGCCAATGCGCATATTTTCAGTGCGATTGTTCAAGAACCTTGCTATTTCAAGCATATGTGTGCTTGCCTCTTCGAGATCAGCCCCTGTTAGTTTATTGCCTTTAAACAGAATTTCGCTGACAGCCAGTACGTGTGTGAATGGAGCTTGTTTGCGGTCACCAATGAGTTGTTTGACGCTCACGCAGGCTGTCAAATTTGTATTTACTAGTGATTTCTGTTGCAAAAACCTTGTGAGTAGTTTCTCGGCCATTGGGAAATCTGGATACTGTTCTTTCAGCATTGCTAGGAGCTTACCTTGGTTGGTGACACTTTCTCCCGACTCACCCTCAACAATGTCAGGTGTTTCAACCATGCAACGTTTGCATGTGATCTTACCACACGGTGAAAGTGCTTGTGTCAGGATTGCAGCCACCTCACCGCACCGCTCAACTGATACTCCTCTTGTACACTCATGGGAGATTCCATCTGGTCTCAACTCCAAGAATTTCTTAGAGTATGGTATGAAGAATGCCTCAGAGATTGATTTGTCGCTATAATGTGTCATTGAGTGACAAACAGCGAACGTTACCTTCGCACGAGCATCCACCAACATCCCATCCGACCGACCGCGTACAATGAACATACCATGTCGATACCAATGCGCAGGTCCGTACGAGCCTTGCCTCAAAACTAGGCCACTTGAACCAAAAGTGAGCTTCGATTGATCCACTCTCTCATTCTTAAATCTTTTAGCAAGGTCTAGAAGTGTCTCTTGCTGCCAGTTGTCAATACGTAAGTCCACCCTTTTCCTCTCGCCATACATGTGACGCACACTTGCGAACAATTGCACCGAGCCCTCAAATCTCTTGACCCTCGCTCGGACGCTCTTCTTGCTAATGATCTCCACCTGCATATGGCGTTTGCGCACTATGCTCCAAGTTTGGGCATACACGTTACTTAGTGAAGTGGCGGGCAAGAAGTTTTTCTGCTTCTTACGCTTTGGCATACTATTATGCACAAGTTGAGTGGTAGCTTCATTGCAAATGTCTTCCACTGCTGCTGTGGTATCAACCTTTCTCTCGGTGTGGGGCACTACAATCTTCTCAACAATGGAATCACGCCCCACGTACGTTTTGGCCACTTTCCTTCTCCTGTTCCTCTTGTTATTCACAGAAACTTTGCGTCTCTTGCCATGGGTGAGCGCGCGACGACCAAGATAATACATCCGCTCCATTTCAGCATCGACCTCTAAATGGAGTGGTGTGTAAGGCAAGTCTGCCTCGGTAATGTAGTCTTCTCCGAAGATCACTGGTTTGTGCATGATTGCACGAGAGGTCTCTTCTGCCTTCTTCAAAATGCTTCCATTCGCTCCAGCCATATGTGCGCTGGTAACGCAAGCCATACGAGCTCCACCGAACACTTCCTTCAGGATGTTAGCGTTGACTGTGCCAAAGATGAGTGCCATTGCTATCGTTCGTAAATGGTGAAAATTTTCAGAAAATTGCTTTTGCTTTAAAAGAAATGATTTAAATTGCTGCAATAGAAGTAGAATGCTTGATTGCTTGAGATTCGTTTGTTTTGTATATGTTGTGTTGAGATTTGTTATTT